ATGGATTAAGAATAATTTACTCAGTCAGTCAAGGATTCGAGAGATTTGGGACGAGATGGTGATATTTACCAGTATCGATCCTGCTGCAACTGAAAATGCTGATAGTGACTATTCGGCAATTGTGACGGTGGGTTTTGCCTGCCCAACTAATGAATATGGTCATCCCGTTCCGATGCGAATTCTACTAGATACACATTATGGACGCTGGAATCCCGACAAACTCGTAGACGAGGTGTTTGATGTCTACAAAACCTTCAGACCAGTGCAAGTCGGATTTGAATCTGTGGCTGGGTTTGATGCCTACCAATCGGTATTTCGAGAAGCCAGCCGACGTAGACGTGTATTCATCCCAATTAACTTTTTTAAGCGAGATACAAAAATATCTAAAGAGGCTCGAATCCGCGCTCTCTCTCCCATGTTCAAAACTGGAGACTTTTACATGGTGCGGGGTGCTAGAGGAACCGATGAGTTCTGGGAAGAATACCGACGGTTCCCACGTGCTAAGCATGATGATGTGCTCGATGCGCTGGCCGATATTGAAAAGTTCGGTTACTTCCCCAACGTCGGAGGAATCGGCCAACTCAGTCCCGATTATCAACCCCTAGATAACGTGACGGGGTATTAAAAATGAATGATACGACTAAGTATCCAGATGTTATAAAGGCTTTTGAGGAATACGAGAAACAATTACCTACAAGTTTTACGGCTGGTCAGCATTGGCGCTGGTATCCACCTACGACACCATTTTACTATCGTCACCACTATCCGCCTTGTCCTTATATGAATCCTCCTTGTCCTTGGTGTGGTGGCTATCATGGTTGGTATTCTACACCGTTTGTAACTTCTGGAGGTAGTAGTTCAAATGAAGCTCGAACATGCAATGAAGGAAGTTCACCAGGACACTCCTAAGAACGTAGAGAAGACTGGCAAGAAGGGCAAGGCTAAAGAAGCTATGCTTCGAGCAGTCGCCTTTAGTAAAGCCGGGCAGAGTAGGAAAAAGAAATAGTGGCGACACTTTACGAAGTAAGCGGAGATAAGACTGATACTGCTCGTATAACGCGGGCTACTACCCATTTGCAGGAGGCTCATACGTGGGCTTCTACGCGTATGGAAAGCCGGAGGCGCGACTTTTCTCGCAGGTACGCACAGTATCGCGGGAACATGAACGTGTTCGGTAAAGACCCTGTGCAGAGTCAGTTAAGAAGTCAGCTTTGGGTTCCTAAGTCTGCTGCCCTTGTTGAAACCGTTATCCCTCGTACTATTGGTGATAATCCTACTGTCGAGGTTCGTGGACGTAGGGCCGAATATGCCGATGCTGCGCAACTCATGGGCCACTTACTCGATTACTACTTGCACGCTATGCGGTTCTTTGATGCCTTGTACTTCTGGTGGAAAGATGCTTTAATCTATGGTACCAGTGTCATTAAAGTTCCCTGGTCATATAAGGAAGAGCTTCGTCCTCTTCCGGGCGGTAATCCGGATGCGGATGAGCAGCAATTTGATATGCAAGTTATCGAGGATATGCCGCGGCTTGTAAACGTGGACATCTTCGATTTTCTGTTTGACTACACTGCTCCTACGATCCAGAAGATGGATTTTGTTATGGAGCGATATGAACTTCCGATGGATGTAGTAATAGATCAAATTCGTAAGGGTAAGTATGAAAATATTACAGAGGCCGAGGTTGCAGCTTTTGCTTCGCGGAGCAACGAACTTGCAGAAGATCAGCACTTTAAGAATGAGCGGGATCGTGCCGCATATGGTTATCTAGGTAATGAGGGCGATAGTGCAAAGAATCAGGTAGAGCAACTTCGTAAGGTGGTGCTTTATGACTATTGGGGCCGTTTCGACGTAAACGGCGATGGTCGTCTTGAGAATGCCCGTGTAACTGCCATGGGCGACAAAGCACAGCGGGCTGTTAAAGTTCGAATGAATCCTTATACTGATGGGCAGAAGCCATATATTTCTGCGAACTATATTCCGGTGCAAAACGACTTTCTTGGCATTGGTTTGATGGAGTCGGTTGAGCAGTTGCAGCGTGAGATCAATACCCGATACAACATGGGTGTAGACAACGCCAACTTTATCCTCAACGCGATGCTTTTAGTACGGAAGGGCGCTTCTATTCCTGATGCTCAATTAAAGTCCCGCCCTTCTGGTCGTATTGATGTTAACGAACCAGACGATGTAACACCACTGCAAATGCCTGTTGTGTTCGACAAGTTAATTGCCGCGCAACAGTGGAATGATCAGTTATGGCAGGAAACGACCGGGGTTGGTGCTGAATTCGCAGGAGTTCGGAAAGGTGCTAATACCTCATTCCATCGCACCGCTGGTGGTGTGCTCGCCCTGCAACAGGCGGCTGAAGCTCGTCTTAAGATGAGCCGCCTTCTCTTTGAGGAACGGTCTGTCAAGCCAGCTATTGAGTTAGTTATCTCTAGAATTAAGCAATTTATGGATGCCCCCATAACCGTAGATATTGCGGGTCCAGAGGGTGTGCAGTATCTTGAAATAAAACCTCACCAAGTCGCGGCTGCAGAATATACATTAAAGCTTGCTATTGCTCCAACAGAGCAGATTGGCAAACTGGCAGAGCGTGAGAAGTGGCAAACTACCCTGGCTGTCCTTCGTGCTCTTGATCCGATGATGCAGTTGTTTGAGTGGGGCAACATTATCGAAGATTGGATGGAAGCTACAGGTCTCCCGAATCCTGTCCGATATCTGGGCAGTATGAAGGAAAAACTGAATATTATGAATCAGCTGCGAGTAATGGATAGTATGATGACTGGAGCACCTATGCAGGGTCCTGGTCAAGCCGGAGGTGGTTCCGGAGGCGGTAACAGCACTGGTCCTGGCGCACAGGTAAGTCAGAATAAGGCAGACTTTGAAGGCGGCGGGAGCCGCGAGGGCGGAGAGGCCGCCGGAGGCGAGAGTGGCCGAGCTAAGGAGTAATTTGAGTAGTAGAGACCGAGATTCTGTCACTATAGGTGATGAACTCCGAGACTTGCTAAACCATCCTGCATGGAAGACCTATGAGACCTATGTACTTGATTCGGCTATTCAGCAGTTAACTGGCGAGATGCTTGATGGTGATAGTCTTGATCCTGCCTTTTTGCAGTCTATCCGTTATACTCTTAGAGCTTTTAAAGCAATGAAGCAGCATCCTTATGAGTATGTTGAACTTGCTCGCTCGATTCGTCGGGATTCCGGCCTAGTCGAGCCTGTTGATGAAGGAGAGATGAATGTCCCTTAAGAATGCCCAACCTTTGGATACGCCTGCTCCCATCGTAGATAACGACGAGGATTTGGAGGCACTAGCTGCTCAAACTCACAAAGAACTAACGGATGATGCAGACCCATCGCTCGAACGGGAATGGGAAAAGCCTCTTAAGGAACTTGCTGAGAATCAGAAGTCCTTTATGGAAACGATTAAGGAACTGACTTCGGCTGTCTCAGAGATGTCGAGGGCTCCTCGTCAGGTTGAGCGAGTTGTTGAACGTGAACCTGTTCGCCAAGAACCAGCTAAAGTTCGTAAGTGGAAAGAAAAGGTTAAGCCCGAAGCTGCGGAACTCATGGAAGAGGCAATCCGAGACCTAGCTGGTGAAATCTTTGGTGAGGGTATTACGGAGTTGCGAGAGAAGGAAATCAATCCTGCTCTGCAATATCTCGTAGGGCAGAATGAAACACTCCTTGAAGATCGCATGGCCGCTAAGTACGACCATGAGACTTTTGGCTATGATGCTCTCAAAGATGATGTGCAGGCTTATCGTAAAGCCCGCAACTTCAACGTCGATCAGGAAACGGCCTATCGGCAGGTTGCTTTTATGCACATGATGGAAGCTGTACAGGGTTCTGAAGCCGAGGGTCTGAAGAAGACCAAAGCTGCTAAGCGAGATATGGACGACGGCGACCGAGTGACCACTTCTGCTGCTCGTACTGCTGATGATAATGAGATGGATGATGAAGAGCGACGGGCGTCTTGGCTCTTCTTTGGCGGCGTAGACCCTTCTACAGGTAAACCTCGCACAAAGAAAGATGTTGAGTCTTTGTGGCTTATGAATCGTCGAGGTGCTAAGCGCGACCAAATGACTACGGTGGACTAGGGGGAAATAAATGCCAAATAAGAAGGTTCAGGAGAAGATGGTCAAATCTCCGCAAGGTACGAAGAAGGACCCTATGGCCGGTTATCAAACCAATATGACCCATCCCGGTCGTAAGAAGCCTCTTGTAGGTAGTCCTACTAACTTTCTAAAGAAGTAGGTTTAGAACATGTGGCCTTATCGTTGTCAGTATTGTGCTCTTGGGTTTCTTTCACAGTTAAAATATGCTGATGGAAAGACCTGCATCGAATGTTATTTCAAAGTAAAGGAAGCGAAAAAAGATGGCACATAAGGAAATCAAAGATCACGCCGAAGCCGAAGGCGTTGAAGATATCGATAAAGGTTCGTCTTCTGGTTATATGAAGGATGGTAAGGTTACGAATGACTTGCCATGGACACCACGTAAGAATCCTGTTTGGTCTGAGACTGGTAAAGAAGGGAAGGTGTAATTATGCCTAAGAGTAAGGGTGGTTACTACGAGAAGGGGTTCTCTCCGCAGTCTGAGGTTGAGGGTCTGGAGTACAAGGGCGAGGCTGCGCCTGGCTATCTAGAGGGGCACAACGCCTCTGCGAAGGCGAAGAAGTACGACTACGAAGCGGACGGGCCTGGTAAGGCTGGCCCCGCTGCGAGGTAGAAATGGCTCGTAAGCCTAAGAATCCTATTGATCCTGCGACAGGTAAGCGCAGGCGCGGAAGGCCTTTTAAAACAAAGCCCCTAGATACAATGTCTGGGCCGCAAGCAACTGAGTCTGCTGTTGGGAGTCAGCAACTTGATATTGACGATTCCGATGTTAATGCGGTTGTTGTCAAAGACCTAAATCCTGATACAGCTACGATGACCGAGTTGAGCAAAATGTGGTATGATCGCATGGGTGGGTCTACCATGATGACTGTTCCTCACGAATTGCAAAAGCAGTATCCTGATGGGCAGTTTTGCTGGGCTCGTGATACGAAGGAGTGCGTGAGCGAGTATCGCACGAGATTTGGGTATGAGGTGGTTGACGCTGCAAAGGCACTTCCTGGGCAGACCGATAGCAGTTTCCGGCATGGGGATGCTCTTCTCATGGTACGTCCCAAATGGATGAAGAAGGTACACGACCAGTTGCGTCGTGATACTCTCAAAGCTCAGATGGGCAATCCAACACCTAAAGGAGCAGATGAGCGTGGTGCTGAGCGAGACGCCCTACGTGAAGCTTCCTCTGCTGGTTATGATCAAGGCAGTAAAGCGTTATCCTTCTTTGCTGAAGACGAACAGGAAGATGCTGAGAGGGTTGCAGCAGAAGAGAAGGCAGGACTAAAAAAGATGTTTATGAATCAACCTGGTAGGCCCCGCCTAGCTACCGGGACTCGGTACATTGCGGGCGGGATTCCAAAATAAAGGAGTGTGACTATAGATGGCGACTATTACTGTAGTTTCCCCAAAGACAGTTT